GAGGCGGGCCTTGATGCGGGCCTGCATGACCGTCCAGTCGACGCCGCGGGGGTCGACCTTTCCGGGCTGCCAGTCGAGGTGACGGAGGGCGCTGCGCCAGCCCCAGCCGTGCGCCCGGCAGATCGCGGCCGACACCTTCTCGATCGCCTCGAGCTGGGCGGCCGGCCACGGGTCCTTGCCGTCGCCCAGGTTGATGCACTCGAAGCCGTAGAAGTGCCGGTTGCCGTCGGTGTTCGCCTCGTTGTCCGGCGGGAGTTCGCGCTCGGCGATCACGGCGCGCAAGACGTCGTCGTCCCCGAGGCCGGCATGGTTCGCCCTGCCGTTGCCGACGAGATAGACCGTGCCGTCCTTGGCGATCACCCCGTGGCACAGCGGCCCGGGCAGGCTGGAGTGCCCGTTGTAGCAGAGCTCCACGGAGTTGGAGGTGCCCGACGTCACGGTGTGATGGATCATCACGCCATGCGCCGGCCCCCATGGGCCTTTGTGGTTGCGGCTGTTGTTCCGCCAATCGCGGTGCTCGACGACCCGCAGGCCCTCGTTCCGCAACGCGCGGAGCAGCTTGTCGGCGGAGAGCGGGGTGGCCATCAGTCCTCGTCCCGAAGCGCGGCGCGGACCGCGGCGTCCTTCGACTCGAGGAGCTTGCGCAGCGCGACGGACTGCTCAGGTCCCGGCTGGGTGACGGTGAGGACCTGGACGGCGAGCTCGGCGTACGGCTGCGCCACGCAGCTCAGGTGTGCTGGCAGGTGCTTGTGCTTGAAGTACCGCATGATCGGCGGCAGTGGCTTGTCCATGAAGACCTCCAGAAATGCGAAAAGCCCCTGACGGGGCGCGAGGTGTGCGGCGGTGCGGGCGGCGGCGCCGAGCTGGGTCAGGCGGGCATGAGGACCTTGAGCGCCTCGACGATCCGGCGTGCGATGTACGCGTGGCCGGCGTCGGTGGGGTGGACGCCGTCGCCGCCGATGTAGCCGGCGGCGTTCGCCGTGGTGATCCACGCGCCTTGGGTGTCGAGCAGCGTGCCTGCCGCGTCGCGGATCTGCCCGCTGATGGGTGAGATGAACGGCAGCCCCTCGGCAAGCGCCGCCGCTTGCAGGGTCGCGTCCGTGGTGGTGAGGGTGGACGTCGGGGAGCCGAGCGGGGACCAGCAGCCCAGCACGTAGATCTCACCGCCCGGCACGACCTCTGCCTTCAGCGAGTTGAGCAGTGTCTCGGCCGCGGCCTGGATCGTGGGCTGGTCGCCGCCGCTGTCGTTGTAGCCGCCCCACACGATCAGCCGGTCGAAGCTGTACGGGCTGATGTCCCCGGCCACGCGGTTGCCGAAGGTGGTGTAGCTGCCGGGGGTGATGTATCCGGTGCCGCCCCGGCACTGGTCCCACACGTCCGTGCACCCGAGCAGGCGTCCCGCCCGGTACGTCCACGTGCCGATGCCTGCGCCCGTGTTCTGTGCCGAGCCGTCGGAGATCGAGTCGCCGAGGACGCCGAGCCGGCCCCCGCCAGAGGTGGGCTTCCACGCGGTCGCGCCGGGTGCGAGGAACAGTCCGCCGAACGGGAACGTGGTCACGTCCAGCCGGATGCGCCGGGGCTTGGCCGACGCGAAGGTCACCTGCAGCTCATGCCGTGAGCCCGCGCTCGAGGCGCCGGTGAGCTGCGGCAGGTCGGTCACCGGCCTGCCGTCCACGGTGAGCCGATACTTCGTCGCGCTTGAGATGTACTTGAACTGCAGGCCGAAGGTGGCGGCGTCGGTCATGAACTCCAAGGCCCAGTTCGACTGGCCACTCGAGTAGGTGTTGGGGTAGCGGGACGTCGGCAGGTACAGCTCCGTGTCCGGGAACACCGCCCCGAACTGAAACGACCCCGCGCCGAGGTACAGGAACGGCCCCGTGTCCGGAGTGATCTTGGCCTGCGCGGACGGGATGCTGGACGTGGACTGCGGCCCGTTCACCTGGACCGTGGGCGTGTCCGCAGTGAGCGTCTCGGCGAGCACCGGATCGGGCAGATCGCGGCGCCGCCAGGCTGCGGACCACTTCATCTTCGTGGTCTGCAGGGAGTCGGCGACGAGCGTCATGCCGTCGCTGGCCACACCGACCCGGTCCACCGTGGTGACCCCGGTCCCGGCGAGCAGGTCCCCGGCCGTCGTGACCGCATCCGCCGTGAGCGCGGTGCCCTCCAGAGTGGCGAGGTCGTCCTCGACGGTGGACAGGTCGTCGCCCAGGTCGGTGGCCACCGTGCGCCGGCGGGGCCCGGCGCCGCCGTTGGCGTCGAGGTACATGCTCCGTACGCCGTCCGGTCCGAGGTGTTCTGGGATGGCGCCGGTGGAGTCGGTTGTGAGAGCGGCGATGGGCGTGGTGCCGTCGGTCTCCACGAGGTCGGTGTACTGGCTGCCGCCGGTCGCCAGGTTCCATGCGGTGACGGTCGTGGACGGCTGCAGGGTGGCGACGTCGTCGACGCCCTGGGAGATGACGTAGTCGGCGATGCCGCCGAATCTGTGCCTGGCCATGCAGGGCTCCTATCGTCCGTAGGTCATGGTCAGGGACAGGGTGTGGCCGGTGCCGACATCGCCCGACAGTGCCCGCACCCACATCGCGCCGTCGGGGTGGATCTCCACGCGGCCCGTCTGCCCGTTGGAGAACGTGCAGCCGAAGTACATGTTGCGAGTGAGCGGGCGCAGAGTGCTGGGGACGACGGCGACTTTGGAGCCGTCCGAGTCCGCTCGGGAGAGCGTGCTGGTGCGCCGCTTGGTGATGCGCAGCGTCACGATGTCGCCGTAGCGGCGACCGACCGCGCTGCCCTGGTCCACCCAGCCGGACTCGGCCGCGCTCAGCGCCAGCTCGCCCGTGTCCTCGTAGAGGGTGACCCGCTTGCTGCCGTTCCAGCCGGTCCAGCGGCCCGAGTCCGTCTCGTACTGGATCTCGCCCAGCACCGGCAGCGGATTGGGATGCCCGAACGTGATCGGCCTCACCCTGGATCCGACGTACAGCTCACCGCGGATCACGGTCACTGAGGTCGCGCCGTCGGGGACGACGACCCCGGCGAGGAGGATCTCGTACACGCCGGTACTGCCGGTGTCCTGCGTGAGGGCCGGGGACCCGGCGCCCGGTGTGCCCTCGAGCACGACGGCGCGCACGTCCCAGGTGGATCGGTCCAGCCGCAGCACGACCCGGTCATTGCGAGTCTGCCCGCTCGCGTTGGCAGAGATCGTAAGCGTGTCGTCCACGGTGCCGGAGAACCAGGCGAACCCGCGCAGGCTGGCATGGACGCCCGCGCGGACGGTGACCTGCAGGCCGGTGCCCGCCGCGCAGACCGCCGTCTCCGTCGGGTCCCCGTACACGCCGTCGTCGGAGAACCGCGCGGCGATCTCCTCGTACTCGGCATCGGTGACGTTCCTGCTGTTGTGGTTCGGCGACGGCCACGAGTCTTGGGCCATGGTCTACCTCGCTTCGATTCTGCCGAGCCTGCGGCTCAGGTCGCGTACCAGCCGCACCATCTGCGGATCGGATGTCGCCGAGGGGGACCCGATCACCGACGTGACGTACTCCCCGCTACCGGGGGTGGCCTGCAGGTGGATGGAGCGCACCACGTCCGCCACCTCCAGACCGGTCGGCAGGGCGACCGTCACGCGGTCACCGAGCCCGAAGTCCCGGCCGGCCCGCAGGTCTTCGGTGTCGACGGTGACCGTGGCGAGCTCGACCGGCTGGGCGCCGTCGGCCAGGGCCTCCGTGCCTTCCTGGGTCAACTCCCCGTTGGTGTCGTCATCGGCGGTGCCGTTGACGAGCTGCTCGACGCGCCACCAGGCCGCGGCCGCCGCACTGTCGGCGACCTCGACATAGACCCGCGGGCTGGCCTGGTCGGAGTTGGAGACCAGTGCGTGCGTCACCGTCGGGGCGCTCTGCTTGTAGCTGACCGCCCGCAGGTTCCCCAGGCCCTCGGAGAAGCGGGCCGTCGCGGTCAAGTCCTGTGGCTGGTACACCTCGAACTCGACCTGGCTGCTCGTCTGCCGGGTACGGAACCCCAGACCACCGCCGTCGATCGCCACACGCCGGCACGTCGCGAGCAGTCCCTCGAACCGGGTGTTGACGCTGGTCGTCGTGCCGACCCCGGCCAGCGCGGCCAACGCGAAGTTCGGGATCTGCCGCGCCGCCAGAGCGGCCGGCCCGCAGTTCTCCGACACCAAGGTCCGGATGATGACCTCGGCGTTCGTGGACAGGATCTGCCGCGCCGTGTCCGGCTGCGCCGACCAGGCGGCGGCCGGATCGGCCCACGTCAGGTATCCGGCCGGGCGCACCAGGTCGTCGGAGAAGTTCACCCGCACCTTGCCCGGCGGAGCCTCGCCCACGCCGCCGATCCCCCACGAGAAATCCGTTGGGATCTCCATGGGGCCGCCCATCCAGATGCTGCCATCCCGCACGACGACGAGCCGGTTGCCTGGCTGCAGCTGCTCCATGACGTAGGGGTGCGCGACCAGGTCCACCGATCCGCTCGCTGGCTCGTTGAATTTGAGGGTCGCGTCCAGGTCGGTCCAGGCGGCGGGCGGATCGCCCTGTACCGCGAGGGCCTCGTCGGTGACGAGGAGCTGAATCGCCAAGGCTCCCCCTCAGGCGGTCTCGTAGCGGGGATTGAACGTCAGGTCCACGGAGCTCCCGGCGGCGGCGCCGTCGAGCTGGAAGGTGATCGGGTTGTCGCCCGGGTCCAGGTTCCACAGCGTGGCGTCCGGCCAGTTCAGAGACCCGAACCAGTTGGAGCCGTCCTCGAATCGGACCTGCGGCGGGTCCGTGCTGACGGTGACCGTCTCTCCGGCGAGCAGGTCACCATGTCCGATGGACGGATCGCTAGGGTCGATCACGAAGGACTCGCCCGTGTCCGTCCTCGTGAAAGTCACCAGTGAGGCCGGGCCGGTGATCGTCCACGTCGGCCACACCGGGATGTCGCCCGGGTTGGTCACCACGGTCGCGCCGAGTACCTGGCTGGAGGACACCGACGGGTACGGCTGGAGGAAGTCCTCGCCCACACCCTGCTCGCGGTGCACCATGACCGGCCGGGTGTCCACCCAGTACGGATCCTCGCACCACAGGGTGACCACTGCACTGTCCCAGGTGATACCGGTCGCCACCCGGCCGAGCCCGTCCCAACCGTCCTGGTAGTAGACGGCGATCGTGCGCCTGCTGCCGTCCGGTCGCGCCACCTCGAGCGTTCCCGCCGTGCGGGTCCCGTCCGGCCCGAGCCGCAGGGTGCGGGTGAACGCACGACCGAGTCGCCGCCAGTTCGCCGTGAACACGGTGTGGTCCGAGCCCTTGACCAGCACGGGCCACACGATCGTCCGCGGCTGCGGCTGCACATGCCGCAGCCGCGCACCGCCACGCGGATGCGGGTCGGACGTCAGCACGTAGGGTGCGGCGCCCAGCCCGGACACCCCCTCGGCGAGGGTGTACCAGTCGGCGGTCAGGTCGGTCATCGGCCACCGGGTGCCGGCCGGATCGATGTACGTGACCGACGCGTAGCCGATCTCCGGCAACTCGATGGGCGGCGGAGTATCCGGCGGTGTGATGACCGGGGTTGTGACCAGGGGCATTTAGCGGGGCCTCCCCACGCGCTGGCGCGCTTCCTCCTGCCGCTGCAGCAGCCGCAGGTCCTCCACGTCGATCACACTCGCCCGCGGGTACACGTTGTACGTCACCGCCTGCCGCTCGCTCACTGCCGGCGTGCTGGCCACCGGCGCCGCCGGCATACCCGGCCGCGGTGCGGCCCGGCCCGCCGGCAGCCGCCCCTCGTTCACGGCGTCCATGAACTTCAGCCCGTACTTCGCCACGGCCGCCGCCCGGACCATGTACTCGCCGGTCGACCCCCACAGCAGGATCGAGTCCGACGTCGGCGTGCCCGGGCCCTGCAGCAGTCCGCCGTCAGGGAACCCCGGGATCGGGCCGCCGCTCGCGTACCGGCCGATGAGACCACCGGAGGCGTAGCTCCCGGGCGTCCGCCCGTTACGGCGGCGCGCCTCGCCCGTCGCGCCGGTGACGATGTGGTTCGTATACACGTAGGTGTGGACCGAGGTGCCGTCGATGCTGCGGAGCTGACGGCGCGCCTCGTTCAGCTGCGCCTGGAGCTGGGCGATCTCCGCCCGGACCTGCGCTTTGCGTGAGTCCGGCACCCGCGCGAGCTTGTCCTTCGCGGCGTTGATCTTCTTCTGGAGATCCTCCATGTTGCCCTTGAGCTTGGCCGTCTTGTCCGGGGTCTTGAGGATCTGGTCAGCCAGCTTGATCGCCTGCTGCCGGGTCAGGCCCATCGCGTCGGCCGAGGCGATCAGCTTCTCCCGGCCCTTGGTGTAGATCCCGTTGACGGTCTCCCAGCTGGCCCCGTTGGCGCGGGCACCTTCGGCGGCCTTCATCGTCGCTTCTGCCAGCTGGTCCAGGGCCTGGTTGTTGGCGCGGCCCTTCGCCGTGTTCTCGTCGAGCGTGGCGCCGTTCTTCTTGAGCGCCGCGTCGGCCGCGTCGATCGCGGCCTCCATACCGCGGATCCCGCCGCGTGCGACCAGCGCCGCGTTCGACAGGGCATTGATGGACTGGGCGAGCCCGTCCGCGCTGAGCCGCTGCGCGTCCAGCTTCGCCTGCACGTCCTGCGCCTGCTGGCCGAACAGGCCCATCGACTCGGCGGCGACCTTCTGCTCGAAGGCCTGCGCGGCCAGCGCCTCCTTGTAAGTCCCGAGCTCGCCGGTGAACTTCTTCACCTGCTCCGGACTCATGCCGTCCGTCATGGCCTTGAGGGCGGCGGCGGCCACGTCCGCGTTGCCGCTGCTGACCAGGTTCGCCAGACCCTCGTCGATCGAGCCCACGTTCTCGGTGAACTTCTCGGTGGCCTCACCGGCGTCCAGCATCCCGCCCGAGATGTCGGCGCCCCAGTTGTTGATGTTCTCGGCCACGCTCGGGTCCAGCACCGCGTTGATCTGGTCCCGCAGCTTCTCGAAGTCCGCGCCGAACTCCGATGCCACGGTCCCGGTCGCCTTGCCGGTCCGCCCCAGCTCGCCCAGCGACGTCGTCAGTTTGTCCACGTCGGGCGCCGTCGTCTTGCCCGACTGGGACAGCTCGGCCATGGCGATGAGCAGCAGCCCGATGCCCGTGCCAGCAATGGCGAGTTTCGCGGTGCGCGACAGGGTCGCGATCGCCGCGGTCGTGGCAGCAAGCGGCCCGGGCGCCGCAGCCGCAGCGGCCCGCATCGCACCGATCTGCACAGCGAGCGCAGCCGCGGCCGCACTCGCCGCCGCGCCGCCGGCCGCGGCCAGCTTCACGGCCTTGATGGCGATGGCCAGCTGCAGCAGCGTGGCGATCGCCTCAGGAGGCACGGCAGACACGATGCTCGACAGGGCGTTGATGACGTCGAGCATGCCGACGCCCACGTTGGCCCCGGCCTCGAGCACGTTGCCCAGCGCGTCACCGATGTTGCCGAGGGTGTCCCACACCAGCGGCCCGTTGGCGGCGGCGTAGTCGAAGAAGCGGGAGATGCCGCTGTCGTCGAGCTGGCCGCTGTCGAGCTTCTCCAGGAAGCTGGTCAGGTTGTCGACACCGCGGCGCATGGTCCGCTCGGAGAAGTTCGTGAACCGATCGTTCAGCGCGTCGAACCCGGGGGTGGAGATCGCGCCGCCGACCAGGGTGACCAGCCGGTCGAACTGAGTCGACGCGCCCTGGACCAGCCCGGTCGTCTTCGGCAGGAGCGCATTGGTGACAGCCACGCCCTTGGTGAAGGGGCCCATCACGTCACCGGCCAGGCTGTCGGACCAGTCCTCGAAACCGTCCGCCAGCAGGCCGACGGCGATCGCCGCCTCACGGGTCGCGGGCGGCATCTTGGCCAGCTGCTGCTCGTACTCCGCCTCGGCCTGCGCCGCTTCCCTGCTGCCCCGGCCCGACGTGGCCAGGGCCTGCTCGTACTTCTCCTGTGCCTCCCTGGCCTCGCCGATCTTCCCGATCTGCGGGCCCAGCGCGAGGGCGTAGACACCGGCCGCCACGGCGACCGCGCCGAAGCTGGCGGCCACCGCGGTCGCGCTGCCCGCCAGGCCGGCGGCGACCGGGATGGCCGCCGGCGCCAGGCTGATCAGGTTGGCGCGCAGTGACTCGCCCAGTTTGTCGCCCGCATCCGACAGGTTGCGGAACGCGGTACGGACGATGAGGGTCCGGTCACCGAGGACCCGCTGCGCGTCAGCCGTCGACAGGAACTGGCCGCGCAAATCCCTGAGGTTGCCGTTGGCGTCCGCGGTAATACCGGCCATGCGCAACCTGAGCCGGTCCGCGCTGTCCGCCGTTCCGTTCATGACCCGGGACAGCTCGTCCCGCCCGGCGAGGGTGAACGTCAACCGCTGTGACATCGGTTACCTCCTCACCGTGTGGCAGCGTGCTGGTCGATCCATGCGGCCAGCCGCAGGAACCGGTCGACCGACAGCCGGTCGATCTCGGACGGCTGCATGTGCAGGTAGTGCATCAGCAGCGGCTCGTACTGGTGGATCAGCCCGTGGAGTCCGGGCGGCGCTGTACCAGGTGGCCTTTTCCCAGGGCGTCGAGGGCCGCGTCCACGTCAGCCCGGTCGTGCGCCAGCTTCCGGAGGTAGGGCGTCACGGCGTCGATGGAGCTGTCCTCCGATTTGCCGAGCGCCTCGACGAGGATGTTGTTGAGGACCTCGTCGATGTCGGCCCGCTCGATGCGGGCCTTGAGCCGGCGCTTCCAGCCGGGCACGTCGAAGTCGGCGAACTCGAGGTTCTTGTGTTCCCTTCGGCGTGCCGCCCACAGCACGGCACGCATGGCGGTCGGGTCCTGGGCGCGCAGCAGGTCCTCGACATTGCGCCACGGGGTGTCGCCCATGGCCGCCTCGATGGAGGCGGCCTCGATCGCCGTCAGGTCGTCGGTCGACACCGTCTCCGTACTGCCGTCGTCCTGCAGGTACGAGATGATCACGTGCTGTCCTTCCCTTACTGGAGGTCCCGGCGTACGTCGGCCAGGATCCGCTGTACTTCGGCCTGCATCCGCGGCATCCCGGCCGCGATGGTGCGGTCCCACCAGAAGGGTGGCGTCGCCATCTGGTTGACCCACTTGCTCCGGTTGCCGAACACGGGATGGCGGATCCTGCCGGGCGGAGCACCCTTGGATCCGCTATTGATCACGTTGGGCATGTTCCGCATGTCCGGCGGCAGCTGGCCTCTGTCTATCCACAGACGCGCCCCGGGCGGGCTCGTCGTGCGCACCGAGATACGGATGGCCCCGGCGATCGTTGCGCGCAGGGGACGCGTGGTCGGAGAAGGCCCGCCCCGGCTCTCCGCCTTGCGGCCCTGGCTGGTGATGGGCTGCGACCGGATCGCCTGCTGCAGGTCCCGGTGCAGCGGCTCCGCGGCGCGCCGGATACGGCGGATCGTGTTCTGTCGGAGCCGGGGACCGCCCGCCGCGCGCATGCGGCGGGACAGTTCCAGCAGCTGGCCCGTGCCCAGGATCTGTACGCTGCCGATCATCAGGCGGCCGGGATGACGACGTTCTCGGCGGGCTCCGAGGTGATCGCGAACTGGCACATGATCTGGGACGCGGAGTCCAACTCGCGGACCTTGGCCTGCGAGGTGACGGTCACCGGGTAAACGTCCATGGTCTGTGCCTCGACGTCGCCCTCGTCCATCCACACGATGAAGCCGGTGGCCTCACGCGTCAGCAAGGAACGGACGTCGTTACCGTCCTTGCTCGCCCAGAACGTCAGGCTGGAGTCGGCGGCGGTGATCTCACCGCCCACGACCGGGGTGAACCGGCTACCCAGCGCCGGGGTGGGGACCGTGCCGGACGTGGTCTGCCAGCCCGCCATGGCGCCGGTCTCGCCCTCCAGCGCCGTGCCCGCGTTCAGCTCCGCGCGGGTCGGGGCGCTCTTGCTCGCGATCGCCGGTACCCACAGAACCTTCGTGGTGCCGCGCCGGTAGTACCGGACCGAGGCGTTGATCGGAGTGGCCATCAGCTGTCATCTCCCTTTCGCCGACGGCGGGGGGCCGCGGCCTTCGTGGTCGTCGTGGTCTCGCGTGGCGGGTCTTCGACGACCTGCCAGCCTGCCGCCCGGTAGTGCGGCACCGCGGTTTCCGCCACCTCGATCTGCTGGTCTGCGGGCAGGTTCGGGTGGGCCATCTTCACGGGGCTCATCAGACGGGCACCCGGATCACGGCCACCTCGACGGAGGTGACGTCGTCGTAGGTGATGGACGCCCGGCCGGTGTCCGAATCCCGGTAGTCGGTGGTGACCGGGATCGCCACGTCGGCGCCGGCCGCGACGGGGACCGGGCGGTCCGAGATCGCCAGGCCGTTCACGGTGCCCGGCGTCACCAGCGTCACCGTGTGGCTGGAGGCGTCTCCGTTGCGCACCATCAGCAGTACGCCCGCTCCGGTCTGGCAGTCGTCCCCTGCGGCGTCCGCCGCCGCGTACGGCACGGCCGCACCGGTCAGGCCGACCACCGTCGTTGTCAGTGCAGCCATGTCTCTTGTCTCCTCTACGTGAATGCGGTGCCGGCCACCGTCAGCAGCAGCACCGCCTGTACGCCTGTGTCGTCCTGGTCCTGGGTGAGCCGGCTCGCCTCGATTGCCGCCTCCAGCCCCTCGAGGCCCAGGCTCGGCGCCTCGCGCAGCCAGGCCTCCACCCGGGCGCCGATCTCGTAGACCCGCACGCGGGCGGCCCGCACATCGGTGTCACCCCGGGAGGCGATCGCCGCGACGGTGATCTGGAACTGCTCCTCCCTGCGAGAGCTGAGCCCGGCCCAGCCGCCGACGGTCTGCGCCGCCGTGAAGTCGCCGTCAGGGTCGCCGTCGAAGCCGATGATCAGCCAGTCGTGCGCTGAGTCCTCGGTCACCTCCGGGCCGTCTGTCACCGTGACGGCGTCCAGCTCGGTGTCGGTCTTGCCCCGCTGTACGAGGGTGTCGATCAGTTCGGGGACTCGGGACCCCATCTAGGCCACCTCCGGAGGAAGTCGGTCCGGCGCCAGGAGCTCCAGCGCACGGTTGGGTACGGCGTAGCCGATGCCGGGGATCGGCTCGGTCACGGAGTAGTCCTGGCCGCCTCCGGCCACGCCGCCGCGGCGGCCGGCCCGCTGTGTCCGCCACAGGTGCTGGAGGATGATGCGCCCGGCGGCGGGGATGTTCTCCCGGATCGTGGTGCGTCCGGCCCGGTAGGTGAACCGCAATCTGCCGGACAGCCGGCCGCCGCCCGGGCGGTAGACCTCCCCGGTGGACCCGTCCACGGCCAGGTCGGCGACGTCGTACGTGGCGCCCCCGGTCATCAGCGATTCGACGGCCGTCACCTCCTGCACCGGGGTGTTCAGCAGGACGACCGTTGCGGCGCTGCGCACGGTGTGCTCCTCGGTGATTGAGCGGGGCACGATCGGGCCGGTGTAGAACTCGATCGCTCTGGTCGTGACGTTGTTCCAGTAGCGGACCTCGTCGTCGTCCTCGGTGCTGCTCTTGAGGTTGAGGTGCTGCTTGGCGTCGGCCAGCGACAGGATCGCCGGTGGCGCCGCCTCGAGCACGTCCAGGACGTCGGTGTACGCGGACACCGGGCCGGTCCACTCCCAGCGCACCGTGTGCCGGCCGGGCACGGTGGTGACGTGGTCCGCCTGGTAGCGGCCGGTGGACTCCTCGATGACGGCCGGTGTCACGGTCGTCCCGTCGGGAAGCGTCACGGTCACGACGGCCGTGGACGCGGTGGTGAGGGTGCCGCCCGGGTCGCGGCACTCTGCGGTCAGCCGGGCGGTTGTGCCGAGGTCGAACGGCACGGCCTACTCCGCCAGCTGGTCGCGGGCCCGGGCGTCGTCGAGCAGCTTGTCGCGGCCCTTCACGATGCCTGCGCGGTTCTGCCCGGCCGCCTCGGCGTCCAGGACGCGCAGGGTCTCCGCCTCGGTCGCGGTGCCGAGGTAGTCGATGACCTCGCGGTTGCTGTGCTCGTCGGGGTCGAACGCCGCCTGGTCCTTCGGCTCCTGCTCCTGGCCGCCGTTGTCGGGCTGGGTGGCGGGGGTCGGTGGAGTGAGGTTGCGCTGTTC